AAAGATTGAGAATGAAGTGCAGAGCCAAACTAAACGGTCAGATCCGGAAACAACATCTGTGGATTCTTTAGTGATCCCGTCTCTATTAAGCTGCACAAATGATAAACATGGACAATCATTCTCTACGCAGAAATTATGCAGCGAAGTAATCTGAAAGCCAAGAACTTGAAATTCTGCAAGATTATTATTAATGCTAGAAGATGTCATCAATTTAAGATAATCATATATGATAACACAGTTATTTAATTTGCCATTTTCATCGTATCCAACTCTTTTAAGTAACCATCTTTTAATAATAGAAAGCGTTTCATCAAATGGTCTTCCGGCAATACTAATATAGTCATAAGGAATAGATTTGATAATATCTATAGACTTTGTAACAGCATCTACTTTTGCAGGATTTGCAGCAAACCTGCCGGATGCAACCTCATTAATCTCAACACCACTTTTGTTTGCAATAATTCTATTCCAGTGATCTTCTGTGCTCATTTCTGTATCAAGCATAAGTACTGGTATGTTATACTCTCCAGCAATATGCAAGGCAATATTATCGGCAAGTACAGATTTTCCAGTTTTGGGACGAGCAGCAATCAGGTCTACGCATTTTCGACGCAAGCCGCCTCCAATAGCCTTATCGAATGCACTCATGCCAGTTGGAATGCCGATAGACTTGCCATCATTATTCTTGATATGTTCTAGATATTCATGGATACCCTCTCCAATAGATTTTGGAGAAAGATCATCTTCCTTCATGAAGGATAGGCAAACATCCTGAATAGGATTTTCTGCAATTGATAAAATACTGGCGATATTCTCATCTCCAGTAACTTTGTTTAGATTTAAATAAATATCTCGGAGCTTGCTTTGCATAATTCTAGCAAATTCAAGTCTCTTTAGCTTTTTGGCGTGCTCTGCAACATTATTGATATTTACCGGAGTGTTCATAACTCCAGTAATATGTTTCAACATATCATTCTTTTCAACAAATTCTTCTAGGTGTAGACTCTTTGCTGATGATAGAATTTCTGTATAGCCGACAATATCTCCACTCTCGAATGAGTGCTTAATGCACTTATATAGGACTTTATTATTTTCGATTGTGAAACTCTCTTCATTTACGAAGAGTTCAATCTCTAGGAAGCATTCTTTACCATGCTGTAGAAGTCCAGCAAGAACCGCACGTTCAGAGGCTACATTTCTCAAATCGGTTTCTTTAGACACTATCAAATTCTCCGCGAAATACATCTATCACAAATGTAATTTTCTCTAGCAAACATTGGATTGACATCAAAGGATTTATTGCACTGCGAGCACGTAACGTTCCTAGTTTTATATTCTTTACGCTTTCTTTCGACTCTAGGAGATTTAGAGTCATCAATACTGTCGAACCCCCTTTCTCGTTCGGCCTCTTCTAAAATTCCAGCCATTGAATCAAACTTGTTTTCGACAGAAGATTTTACCACTCGTTTTGGCTTGGATGGCTTTGTTGAGAAATTTTCATGCATTTCGGGTTCTTGTTTTGTATTTTTGGGTTTTGTCCGACTGGTATTCTCTTTTTGGGTTTTTTGCTTTTCTAGCTTTTCAAGTCTTTCCATCACATTTTTAATGTTTACAGATAATTCGTCTACAGGTTCTGGCTCTGGAATATCTACTTTTTCTCCAAACATAATCTGATATGCTTCTGATACACATCCCCAATTATTATCAGTAATGCCGTCGTATAGCAATTCCTTCACTTTATCAACTAAATCTGTTAGTATCATTTAAAACTCCTAGCCTTTCCTAAATCTTGAAAAAGTGAAACCCTCTTCTTGACATCGCGACAGGTTTCCGACAACATCTGAATGCCAGCATACAGTCTTAAACGCGACTTTTCAATAGACTGTGCGTAAGTATTATCAGAAATTATAGACTGCTTTTTGATTTCCGCTGGTAGAAATTTGTCATAGTTTGACCATTGCTTAGCAAATAAATAATTCAATGCCTCAACACACCAAGTATGCTGACCATTGATTAAATCTAGCTTTTTTTGAAGAAGTCCAGCGTAATTCATCAGGGTAATTGCATTTGTAAAACATTCATCAGATGTTAGACTAATTATTTCTTCTGGTGGAAGATGCAGTATATGTGAATACTCATCGCTATCTTTGTATTCTACAATCTTATTAGTCTTGCAAAAGTTATCAATCCATTCTGTAAATTTGTTCAATCCATCTATTCCAGAGATTGTTGAATCAAGCTCTTCCATTTTGACCTTTCATTATATGGCAACCCGACGATTTTGATATCGTTCAACCGACACCACTCTATTTTATCGGCATCTCTCTGTTTTGCAAGCACAAAATCCATTTTATCTTTATGGAAAAATGGAGAATATTCATAGTGCTGCTGACCATGAACTTCGATAACAAGCATCAATTCAGGTAAGAAAAAATCGGCATATAATAAAGAGCCTCTACCAAGTCGTTTAGATCCCGGTAGAGTGACTTCTTCATATAAAGAGTAGGTGGGCCAATTCTCTTTAATTAATTCTCTAGCTTGTTTATGGTATGATGATTTTTTGGATCTGAAATTTCTGGACTTATTTTTGGCATAATTAAATTTATGTTCTTTTCCGTCTAGTCCAGTGACTCTAAACATTCTTTAGTACGCCATTAACTTGTGTCTTTATTTGATCAAAAATATCCTGTCTCTCTACAAGAAATTCATAAATCTTTGCTTGTCCTTGAAATTTAGGAGGTTCTTGAAATTCTTCGCTATTTTCCAAGAATGGAATTGAGTACCATGCTCCGGATTTATCTATAATACCAAAAGATTCTGCCAGATCTATCATTTCTTTTTCTTTATCAATGCCTTTGCCATATCTAATGTGGCTAATGCATTCTGTTCCAGACGAACCCATAGAAGAACATGCGACTTTCCAATGAACAAGCTGTCCAATCTTTTTCCCATTTTCTTCCCACGGCTCTACCTTTGCAATGTCAATTCTAGTATCGGCCTGATACTGAATCATTACGCCGCAGTCTGGAATTTTGACTTTACCATATCCAGAGGTGTTTGTGATGTAGTGCGTAATAATAAATACGATGATTTTGTTTTTTACTACTGTTTGCGAATTCTTTTTCACCCAATGTGACAGTAGTTTCGGCAAGCTTGCACGAATCGAACCGGATGCACTTTCTTCAAGTTCTGCCCTTGGCACTAAAGAAGAACAAGAATCAATCACGCATACAGCACCTTTATTTTCAGGACGCTTAATTAGCTCTTCAGTAATATTTAAAAAGTCTTCAGCGGATAGAGATTCTCCATCCTCTGGACTATGAACAATTTGTATTTTGTTTAAGTCTAAGCCTTCTGTGCCACAGAGATTGTAAGCCTTTAATCGACTTTCGCCGTCAACATAGATTACTGGACGATTATCATCTTGAGCATTTTTACAAATCTGTAAGCATGTTGTGCTTTTACCAGTTTTAGGGTCTCCAGAAATAATATTCCAAGACGCTTCTCTAATTCCTCCATTAAGAGCTAGATCAAGTTTTGGACTTACGGTAATACACTTTAGATCTTCCATGCTTGCAATTAGCTCTGATCCTTTAGATACAACTTTACCGAAGGCTTTTTGAATAGCTTTATCGTTACTCAAATCTACTTTCTTTTTTTTCTTATCGTCTGCCATCAACTACAAACCTTTCAATATATTCCTACCCTGCCCGAACGGTTTAGATACTTCAGTCTTATTATTTTCAGAGATTATTATCTCTGTTTGCTTACGGTCTTTCTCAAACTTTTCAATTATAGGAATTAACTTATCCCTATTTTCTTTCTTGGACAACTTCAATATGAACTTAGCCTGTGGCGACTTTATTGCTTTTATTACTGAGTCTGCGTGATAGTCTTTCAGTAATTTATTTGCTGCAATAACTTCGCCCTTATAAGCACCGTGTAACTTATTTCCTCGTAGCCAGAAGCTCTCTGCGTTTTTGCCAGAATTGAAATACTCGTTTCTTTTCTGAAATATCAACTCCGCAATGTAATTTCCGGGCGTTACATAGCCAGCCTTATGCATGGATTTATAAGGAGTCTTTTCGGTGCATTGATTGACTCGCTGTCTACTTGTCTGCTCGGATTTTGTGGATATGTTTCGTGTCTCGTTTTGTTGCTCGTTTTTTTGATGCATCGCCTATCTCCGAAGCTTCTTTACTCATTACCGCATATCCACGCTTAGAATTGATGTTCATAAGTTTATCAACTGTAAAATCATTAGATGCTTTATTTTTGCACTCATAATAATAAGATGAAACTATAGACTCGTCAAGTCCTAAATCAGAAGAAATATCAGACAAGGTCATGGCAGAACACTTGCTTTCAATGTAAAACTTGTGAACTTTAGAAAGTTCATCAACCAATTCGACTTTGACAGTTTCTTGCATTTCGGGTTTTCTAATCTCTCTTCTGTTAGTTTTCTTGGTCGGCATTTATATCCTCCATTAATAAATCAGTTTTTAAAATAAGCTCTAGTCGTTCTTTAAGAGATTTAATACAATCAATATATGACTCATGTTGTTGTTCAATCTGAAATTTACGGCATAAATCATACCCAATAAAATCTACTTCTTCTTTGCCCAAAGGCTGTAGTAAGGTATTTCCATGAGTTACAGTTCCTATATATGGCACTATCATAATAA